AGGGAAGAGCGCGCACCTTGCCTAGCCACAGGCGGAAAACGCCATTTCGTTTCGCAATCGAGGCGGGCGTGATGGCCGGGCGGGCGCTCAGATATCGCGGCCGGTCGGTGCGTCGGGTGGCGCACAGGACGGCCAGCGCGTCGGTCTGCATCGGGCGGCTTGAGCCGGGGCTGCAGGTGACGGGCGTGACGGCCGGGCAGTTTTCGGCCATCGACGCGATGGAGCACATCGCAAACGAGCTGGGCTCGGCGACGGTTCGGATTTCGACCTGGACGACGGGGATCTACGACGTCGCGCGCGCGGGGGAGTTGCGGCGCAACAAGAGCCTGCGCGACGTGCGGGTGCTCTTGGATCGCGGGACTTTCGAGAAGAGTCCGAAGTACGCGGGCCCGCTGATCGAGGTGCTCGGCGTCGAGGCGTTCCGGTGCCTGTCGGTGCACGCCAAGGTCACGATCGTGCACGGCGAGCGCGGCAGCGCCGCTTGGCGCAGTTCGATGAACCTGAACAAGAACCTCCGCACGGAGCAGTTTGATCTGTCGGTGGAGCCGGCCGGCGGCGGGGAGGTGGTCGGGTTCTACACCGAGTGGTTCGACGCGCTGTGGGAAGAGGCAGGGCGTTCGGCGGATAATCGCGAGATCATCCGCCGTGTGTTCGACCGCTACGAGTCGCTCCCGCCGGACGAGCGTGCGGATGGCGACGGCGTAGCGCATGAGCCGGGGGGCCTCGAAGGGCTGCGGCTGGACGGTCGGCTGATGGAGGACAGGACGTGAGCCGGCGGCGCGCTGCGGCGGCTCCGGAGTGGCCGGCGGACAAGGTGCGGCGGCGCCCTATCGGCGAGCTGGCGCCGTCCGCCCGGAACGCGCGAACGCACAGCGACGAGCAGGTTCGGCAGATAGCGGCGTCGATAGAGGAGTGGGGGTGGACCATCCCCGTTCTCGTGGACGAGGCCGGCGAGGTGATCGCCGGTCATGGCCGAATTCTGGCGGCGCAGCATCTCGGCATTGCCGAGGTGCCGTGCATGGTGGCGGAAGGCTGGACCGACGCTCAGAAGCGCGCGTACCGCCTGGCGGACAACAAGCTTGCGCTCAACGCCGGCTGGGACGAGCCGCAGTTGCGGATCGAGCTGGACGACCTCATGCGGGGCTCGGCGTTCGACGTCGGGCTGATCGGCTTTTCGGGCGCGGAGCTGGACGAGATCCTGCTTGGCGGCGACGAGGTCGAGGCGGGTCTTTCGGACCCGGACGAGGTGCCCGAGCCGCCGGCAGGCGACACGGCAGTGACCTGTCGAGGCGACCTGTGGGTGCTCGGCGAGCACCGGCTCGTCTGCGGCGACGCGACGTCGCCGGCGGACGTCGCTCGCGTGGTCGGGGGGGAGGCGGCGGACGCCGCATGGACGGATCCGCCATACAACGTGGCGTACGAGTCCAAGGCGGGGCGGATCGCGAACGACGATCTTTCGGCGGAGGCGTTCGGCTCATTCCTGGGTGCGGCGTTCGCGGCCTTGGCGGAGCACGTCCGCCCGGGCGGCGCGGTGTACGTCGCGCACGCGGACACCGAGGGCGAGGCGTTCCGCCGAGCGTTCAGGGAGGCGGGGCTTAAGCTGTCCGGCTGTCTCGTGTGGGTTAAGAACGCGCTCGTTCTAGGGCGTTCGGACTACCAGTGGCGGCACGAGCCGATCCTCTACGGCTGGAGGCCTGGGGCGGCGCACCAGTGGTTCGGTGGTCGGGCTCGGACCACCGTGGTCGAGGCGTCGGACATGCCGTGGTCGCTGGACGCGACGGGAGCGGTGCAGATCGATCTCGGAGAGGTCACGCTGCGCATCTCCGGCGCGGATCTCGAGGTCGAGGAGCTGGTGGGCACCGTGCGTCGCGCGGAGAAGCCGCGGCGCTCGGCGGAGCATCCGACGATGAAGCCGGTCGGATTGATCGTGCCGATGCTGCAGAACAGCACGCGGCGCGGCGAGTCGGTGCTGGATCCGTTCGGCGGCTCGGGCTCGACGTTGATCGCCTGCCACCAGACGGGGCGTCGGGCTCGGCTGGTCGAGTGGGAGCCGCGCTACGCGGACGTGATCGTTCGGCGCTGGGAGGAGTTCTCCGGCCGCGAGGCGAGGCTTGAGTCGGGGGAGACGTTCGCGGAGGTGCGGGCGCGTCGGCGGCCTGCAGATGATGGATGAGCCAGCCCGCGGCAAGCTACCCGGCGGGGACGATAGCGAAGCTGCTGATGATCACGCCGCGGCGTCTGCAGCAGCTGGCGAAGGAAGGCCACGTTCCGAAAGCGGAGCGCGGGCGGTACGAGCTTGTTTCCGCCGTGCAGGGCTACGTTCGGTTCCTGCGGGATCGTGCGGTTTCGGGCGACGCGGCCGCGGGCGGCGAGGCGCAGGACCGCGTGCGCTTGGTGAGGGCGCGAGCGGACATTGCCGAGTTCGAGGCGCGTCGGCTGCAGGGCGAACTGGTGCCGACCGAGGAGGTCGGCGAGGCTTGGTCGGAGATCGTGGCGCGGTTCCGCGCGCGTATGCTCGCGCTGCCGTCGAAGGCGGCGCCGGTCGCGGCGGCGGAGGACCGCGCCGAGGTCGTGCATGAGATCATCGAGACCTTCGTCCACGAAGCGCTCGCGGAGCTCGCGGAGATCTCCGTTGAAGGTCGACCTGCGTCTGGTGGAGACGGCGCGGGGAGCTCTGCGCGGCGTAGGTCCGCCGCCGCGGCTGACGATCTCTGAGTGGGCGGATCGGTTTAGGCGGCTGTCGCCGGAGTCGAGCGCCGAGCCGGGGCAATGGCTGACGAGCCGCGCGGAGTACCAGCGCGGGATCATGGATGCGATCTCCGATCCGCGCGTGCCTCAGGTCGTGGTGATGTCGAGCGCGCAGGTCGGAAAGACGGAGATCATCAACAACGTCTGCGGGTTCTTCATCTCGCAGGACCCCTCGCCGCTGCTGGTGGTGCAGCCGACGCTGGAGATGGCGGAGACCTGGTCGAAGGATCGCCTTGCGCCGATGCTCAGGGACACGCCTGCGCTGAAGGGGCGGGTTGCGAACCCGCGGGCGCGGGACTCGGGTAACACCTTGCTGCACAAGCGGTTCGCGGGCGGGCATCTGACGGTGGTCGGCGCGAATTCGCCGAGCGGTCTGGCGTCGCGCCCGATCCGGGTGGTTCTCGCGGATGAGGTGGATCGCTATCCGGCTAGCGCGGGGTCGGAGGGCGACCCGCTGTCGCTTGCGGTCAAGCGGACGACGACGTTCTGGAATCGCAAGGTGGTGGTGGTTTCGACGCCCACCGTGCGGGGGCTGAGCCGTATCGAGGCGGCTTGGGAGGCGTCGGATCAGCGGCTGTTCGAGGTGCCTTGCCACGCGTGCGGCGCCGCGCAGCACTTGGCGTGGCGGCAGGTGCAGTGGCCGACAGGTCGGCCGGCGGCGGCGAGGTACGTCTGCGCGCATTGCTCGGCGGAGTGGTCGGACGCTCAAAGGTGGGCCGCCATTAGAAAGGGCGCGTGGGTGTCGACGAACGAAGGCGCGCGCGCGGCGGGCTTTCACCTCTCGGAGATGTACTCGCCCTGGCGGCGGCTCGGGGAGATGGCGGCGGACTTCGAGGCGGCGAAGGACTCGCCGGAGCTTCTGAAGACCTGGGTGAACACGTCGCTTGGCGAGACGTGGCAGGAGTCGGCCGAAGCCCCGGAGTGGCGGCGGCTCTCGGAGCGTCGCGAGGAGTGGGACCCGGCAGTGGTGCCGGCGGGCGCGCTGCTGTTGACGGCCGGCGTGGATCGTCAGGCGGATCGGCTGGAGGTGGACGTCTGGGGCTGGGGCCCCGGCCTCGAGTCGTGGGCGATCGATCATCGGGTCATCGAGGGCGGCGTCGCGGATGAAAGCGTGTGGTCGCGTCTGACGGAGTTTCTGTCTCGGACCCTGCCTCACGAGCTTGGCGGGCGGATCGGGATCGCAAGGGCAGCGGTGGACACCGGCGGCTTCGATCCTTCGGCCGTCTACGACTATGCGCGCGGGCAGGCCGGGCGCGTGCTCGCGATCAAGGGTGAGGAGGGCTGGCGTCGAGGTGTGCTGGTCTCGGGGCCGACTAGGGTGGATCTGCGTCGCGACGGGCGGCGGGTGCGTCGCGGCGCGCAGCTGTGGACGGTCGCGACGGGGCCCCTGAAGTCGGAGTTCTACCGCCAGCTGCGCGTGCCGGCGCCGACGCTCGAGGAGCGGCGCGACGGCGGCGGCTTTGCGGCGGGCTTCGTCCACATCGCGCCGTGGTGCGACTCGGAATGGTTGCAGCAGCTGACCTCGGAGCAGCTCGTGACGGTGCGCTCGCGGAGCGGCGGCTCGCGGGCGGAGTGGCACAAGATGCGGGAGCGCAACGAGGCGCTGGACTGCCGGATCTATGCGCGGGCGGCGGCGTCGACGCTTGGCGTGGATCGCATGACGGATGCGGACTGGGACGCTCTGCGCTCGCAGCTTTCCGTGTCGGACAAGGCGCGGTCGGTCGAGGCGAAGGCGGCGGAGCGCGCAAAGGCGCGGGCGGCCTTTGGTGCGCTGGCGAGAAAGTGAGGACGGATGGCGACGACGGCGGAGCGCCTCGCGGAGGCGGAGCAGGTGCTGCACGAGCTGGCCATCGGCCGCTCGGTGGTGGAGATCCGGACGGAGACCGAGACGGTCAAGTACACGCCGGCGGATCGCGAGCGGCTGGAGGCCTACGCCGCGCAGCTGCGTCGCGATCTCGGACGCCCGCGCCGGGCGCGCGCCGTGCCGGTGGTGTTCAGGTGAGCCGAGCGCGCCGGCGGCCGGCGGTTCGACGCGCGCTGGCGCGCGCGAAGAGCCGCGGCGCGACCATGGCGGCGCTGAGCGGCCGCGAGGCGTACGACGCCGGCGACGTCATGAGCGCGGAGACCTCGGCGTGGCAGCCGTCTCGGGAGCATCCCGACTCGGAGATCGGCTGGTCGCGTGACCTGACCACGGCGCGCGCTCGCGATCTGGTTCGGAACAACGGCTACGCGGCCGGCGGGATCCAGCGCGAGCTGGACTCGGTGGTCGGGTCGCAGTTTCGGCCGGCGGCGCGGCCAGACTGGCGGGCGCTTGGCATCTCCGAGGCGGCGGCGGTCTCCGTGGCGGAGCAGATGGACGCGGCGTGGCGGCTGTGGGCGGACGACCCGCGGCACATCGCGGACGCGACGCGGACCGCGGGCTGGGGCTCGCTCGTGGCGCTGGCCTACAGGACCCGCGCGATCGAGGGGGACGCCATCGCGGTTCTGCATTGGCGCGAGGGGGACGGCCCGTTCGCGACCTGCCTGCGCGTCGTGGATCCGGACCTGCTGTCGAACCCCGGCCTGCGGCCGGACACGGACGTGATGCGGGGGGGCGTCGAGCTGGACACCTGGGGTGCGCCGACCGCGTATCACTTTCGCCGCGCGCACGAGTACGCGTTCTGGGCGAGCGGCGGGCGCGCTCAGATATGGGACCGCGTGGTGCGCGCTCTGCCGTGGGGGCGGCCGCAGGTGGTGCATTCCTACGATCGCCACCGGGACGGGCAGACCCGGGGCGTGAGCCGGCTGGCGCCGGTGATGGATGCGCTGAAGATGCAGGACAAGTACGGGCGGGTGGAGCTGCAGGCGGCGGTTCTCGGCGCGCTGCTCGGCCTGTTCGTGTCCAGCCGCTACGACGGCGAGCATGTTCGCGACCTGCTGGACGACGGGAAGTTCATGCAGATGCACGAGGCGCGCGAGGCGGTGAACGACCTCACGTTCGGCGGCGTACGCATCCCCGTGCTCCCGCCGGGCGACGAGATCACGTCGGTGGCGGTGAACCGGCCCGGCGGGCAGTACGAAATGTTCGAGTCCGCCGTGCTCAGGCGGATCGCGACCGGCCTCGGCACCTCCTACGAGCAGCTCGCGATGGACTGGTCGAAGGTCAACTACTCGAGCGCACGCGCGGCGCTGGTGGAGGTGTGGCGCGGGTTCACGGCGCGTCGGCACGAGTTCGCGGCGCAGTTCTGCGCGCCGATCCGCATGGCGGTGATGGAGGAGGCGGTGGATCGCGGCCTGGTCCGCCTTCCGGCCGGCGCGCCCGGCCTGATGGACGCGCCGGGGGCATGGCTTCGAGCGAAATGGATCGGCCCCGGGCGGGGCTTCGTGGACCCGGTCAAGGAGGCCCAGGCGGCGGCGATGCGCGTGGGGCTCGGGCTCTCGACCATGGAGGACGAGGCGGCGGAGCTCGGCGGCGCCGACTACGAGGACAACCTCGGCCAGATCGGGCGCGAGATCGCGCAGATGCCGGAGGGCGTCATGCATCCGGCGCAGGAGCGGTTCGCGAAGCTGATCGGCGCTCCCGCCGGGGCGCAGGAGGGGGGCGACGCATGATCGACGCGGGCGGGACGGCGCTGGCGCGGCTCGCGACGGGCGGGCTGCACGGGTGGATGCCGCAGCATCTCGGCGGCTTCGAGGCGTGGGCGGAGCCGCACGCGGCCGTGGCGCTGGCGTGGGCGTCCGGCGAGCGCGCGCCGGCGCCGGGCATGCGCGCGACCGCGACGGCGTGGCGGGATCACGAGGAGGGGCGGGTCCGCCTCTATCCGATGGCGGGCGCCGTGGCGCTCGTGAGCGTGCGCGGGCTGATCGTCCCGAGCTTCCCGTGGCTCGGGTGCTCCTGGGTGACAGGCTGCGCTGAGCTGCGGATGCAGCTGGAGGCGGCGGTGGCGGATCCCGAGGTGCGCGGCATCGCGCTCGTGGTGGACTCGCCGGGCGGCTACGTGGCGGGCGTGGACGAGACGGTGCAGGCGCTGCACGCCGCAAGAGAGGAGAAGCCGGTGATCGCCGCGACGGACACCATGGCGACCTCGGCGGCCTACTGGATCGCGTCGGGGGCGGATCAGGTGACGGCGCCGCGGACGGGATGCGTCGGGCACGTCGGCGTGATGCGGGTGCATCTGGACATGTCGGGAGCCCTCGAGGCGGCGGGCGTGCGCGCGACGCTCCTGCACAGCGGCGAGTACAAGGTCGACGGGCATCCGTTCCAGCCGCTGTCCGACAGGGCGCGGGCGAACGAGCAGCGCAGCCTCGACGCGCTGCGCCGCCTGATCGCCGACCATGTCGCCGAAGGGCGGCGGGGCGCGATCGACGCGGCGGGCGTCATCGCGACCGAGGCCCGGGCCTTCGAGGGTCCGGAGGGCGTCGCCGAGGCCGCAAGCCTCGGGCTGATCGACGCCGTCGTGCCGGCGGAGCGGGCGGTGGGCCTGTTCGCCGAACATCTCGCCGGCGCGGCCGGCTGAAGCAGCAAGGAGAGAGGGCATGAAGATGCCGAGCTTCGCGCACCTGATGGCGGGCGCGGGGGCGCCCCCGCTCGAGCGGACGGTCGGGCCTCGCGCCATGGATGGCGATGAGGACGCGCCCCCGGCCGAGGAGGAGGAGGCTCCCGCCGAGAGCGAGTCCGACGCCGACGAGGAGACGGCGGCCGAGGGCGAGGACGACGAGGCCGAGGGCGAGGCGGGCGACGAGGCGCGCCGCGCGGCGCTCGCGGAGCGTCGGCGCTGCGCCGCGATCCTGCAGGCGGCGACGCCGGGCTCCGTGCCGATGGCCTGCACGCTCGCGTTCGGGACCGACATGACCGCGGCGCAGGCCAAGGCGGTGCTTGCGGCGGCGCCGGAGGCGTCGGCGGGCGGCGGCTCGCTCACGGAGGCGATGCGGCGGCAGGCGGCGGCCGCGCTGCCGCCGGCGGCGGTGGAGAGCGGCGGCGGGGACCTTCCGCCGGAGCTGGTGGCGGCGCAGGCGCGTCGCCTGAAGAAGGAGGCGTGAGATGGCGCTGAAGGAGAGCACGGCCTGGGCGGCGGACGTCCTTCTGGTCGACGACTACCCGGTGCAGACCGCGCCGGCCACCATCGCGTCGGGCGCCGACCTGACCCGCGGCGCGGTGCTCGGGCGGATCACCGCGAGCGGGAAGTACGTCCTCTCGACCACGGGCGCGAGCGACGGGTCGCAGACCCCCGCCGCGATCCTGCTGACCGACGCCGCGGCGTCGGGCGCCGACGCCGCGGCGCTGATCCTGCTTTCGGGATCGGTCGACGCGGCGAAGCTCAGCTTCGGCGCGAGCCACGACGCGGACACGGTGGAGACGGCGTTCCGCGCCGCCGGCCGCCCGCTGTTCGTCAAGTCCGTCAACCCGGCGTGAGGAGGCCCTGATGCCCGATACCGCCCCTATCTACACGTCGCGCCAGCTCGGGGAGCTGGTTCGTCCGCTGGACCGGCCGCAGCAGTTCCTCGCGGAGGCGTTCTTCCCGGGCGTCCGGCTGTTCGACACCCAGCGGATCGACTTCCACGTGATCAACCAGGCGCTCGAGGTCGCGCAGTACGTCGCGTCGGACTCGTCCGCGAAGCCGCGGGCGGAGCGCGGCTACAAGATCGACTCCTTCGAGCCGGCGTACATCAAGGAGCTGACGCCGCTGAAGCCGTCGAACAACCTTCAGCTCCGGCCGGGCGAGCGCGTGGGCGGGCAGATGAGCCCGCTCGAGCGCCGCGCCGAGCGCGTCGCGCAGGTGATGCTGGATCACGAGTCGCTGATCATGCGTCGGGTCGAGCAGATGTGTTCGGAGATCCTCGCCACCGGCGAGATCACCGTCGAGTCGGACGAGTTCCCGGCGGCCACGGTGGACTTCGGCCGCGACGCGGCCCTGACGGTGGCGCTCACCTCCACCGCGCGGTGGGGTGAGAGCGGCGTGTCGCCCATGACCAACCTGCGCACCTGGGCGGGGCTGGTGGCGACGAAGTCCGGCGCGGTGGTCGACACCTGCGTGATGGGCGGCGAGGCGTGGGAGCTGCTCATCGCGGAGCAGACGTTCCGCGATCGCCTCGACAACCGTCGCGGCGCCGGCGGAGCGGTGGAGATGTTCGAGGCCCCGAAGGGCACGGACGCGTGGGGCGCCTACCAGGGCTCCATCGGCGGCGTCGACTACTGGACCTACTCCCAGCCCTACACCGAGGGCGGCGTCGCCAAGAACATGATGCACGCCCACGGCGTCATTCTCGGCTCGCGGCGGCAGATGCAGGGCGTCCGCACCTACGGCGCGATCATGGACGACGAGGCCCTGATGCCGGCGGAGTTCTGGCCGAAGATGTACCGCGAGCACAACCCGAGCCGGGTGATGATCGAGACGGCCTCGGCGCCGCTTCCGGTGCCGAGCCGCGTCAACGCCTGCTTCTACGCGCAGGTGCGTTGATGGCGCGGGCGAAGGCCGCGACGGCTTCGGTCGTCGCGGTCCGCACGATCGTGGCGGGCCCGGCGGAGGCGTTTCCGCCGGGCGCGACCCTCTCGCTCCCGGCGGACGAGGCTGAACGTCTCGTGCGCGAGGGGCACGCCAGCCCGGCCCCGTCGCGGCGGAGCCCCGGGGCGGCGGCCGAGGCCGACGACGCGTGAGCGACGCGGAGAGGTTCGCGGCGGCGCGGGCGGCGGCGCGCGTCGCCGCGGATCGGATCTTCGCTGAGGCGGCGACGTACATTCCGGCTTCGGGCGCCGCCGCGGCGGAGGTTCGCGTCCGGTTTCGCCGTCCGGACGTCTCGACGGACTGGCGGGGCTCGGCTCTCGCCGCGGACTCGGTGATGCTCGAGGTGTCCGCCGCGGCCGCGCCTCGGCTGGCGCGGCGGGATCGGTTCGAGATCGGCGGGCGGCTCTACGAGGTCACCGGGGAGCCGGCGCGGGATTCGCGCCGCGAGAGCTGGACGGCGGAGGCGCGGGCGCTGTGATCACCCTCGACTGGAAGCTCGAGCCGGACGTCGCGCTGCTGATGGCGCGCGAGGTGCAGACCGCGCAGCGCGCCGCGTCGACGGCGATGACGCGCGCCAGCACGGGGCTCAAGGAGGACTGGCGCGCGCAGATCCGCGCCGCGGGCCTCGGCCGGCGTCTCGCGAACGCGGTCCGAGGCGTGAGCTATCCCCGCGGGCGGGCGAGCCTTGGCGCCGCCGGGCTGGTCTACGCCACGCCGGCCTCGCTCTCGGCGCAGGCGGCGGGTCGCACGCAGGGGAGCGCGCCGGCGATCCTCAGCGCCTTCGACCGCGGCGCCTCGATCGACAGCGACGACGGGTTCTGGCTTGCGATCCCGACGCCGGCCGCCGGCCGCGGCGTGCGCGGGCGGCGCATGACGCCGGGCGCGTGGGAGCGTCGCCACGGCCTGCGCCTCTCGATGGTGCCGGCGACGGCGGACGGGCCGGCGCTGCTGGTGGCGCGGGCCCGCGTGGACTCGCGGGGGCGGGCGGTGCGGTCTCGATCCAAGACGGGGCGCGGCGTGCAGTCGGTGGTCGTTTTCATCCTCGTGCCGCGGGTGCGGCTGCCGCGCCGCCTCGACCTCGACCGCGACGCGCGGGCCTGGCAGGGGCGCGTCCCGGGTCTGCTCGCGGACGCGTGGCTCGAGGCGCGGGTGGGCCGATGACCGCGCGGAAGTTCGAGCGCGTGATGGCGGCGCTGCACGCGCAGCTCGCCTCCGGCCTGCCTGCGGGCGCGGAGCTTTACCGCAACCTCGCCGAGCCGCGGCGCGCTCCGGCGGCGGGCATGGCGATACTGCGGGACGGAGAGCCGGGCGAGCCGGAGGTGACGCTGTCGCCGCTCTCCTACGAATACCGGCACCGGGCCGAGCTGCTGCTGCTGGCGCCGGGGCGCGACGCGGCGACCCGCGACGCCGCGCTCGACGCGCTGGCGCGCTGGGCCGGCGGGCGGATCCTCGCGGACCGCACGCTGGGCGGCGAGACGGACTGGGCGGAGGCGGCGGCGCCGGCCCCGGCCGAGATCACCGAGGAGGGCGCCGAGCCGATGAAGGGCGCCGTGGTCGCGATCACGCTGGTCTACCAGACCGCGGATCCGCTGGGCTGAGAGGAGAGGACATGGCACGAGCTTACGGCTCGCGGGCGCAGCTCGCGGTGGCGTTCGAGGGGACCTACGGGACCGCTCCCGCGTCGGGGTTCTGGCGGATGCCGTTCGGCGCGGCGGGCGTCGGCGCCGAGCGCGGCCTGGACGAGTCCGAGCTGCTCGGCTACGGGCGCGACCCGCTCGCGCCGACGCGCGGCGTCACGGACGTCTCGGGCGAGGTGACGGTGCCGGTCGACGTGCAGGCCATCGGCGTGTGGCTCAAGGCGCTGCTCGGCGCGCCGACGACCACCGGCGCCGAGGACCCCTACACCCACACCTGGAGCTCGGGCGCGGCGTCCCTGCCGTCGCTCGCGATCGAGCGGCAGATGCCGGACGCCGCGCAGTTCGGCATGATGGCCGGGGTGAAGGCGGACTCGCTCTCGCTCTCGATGCAGCGCGGCGAGCGGGTCAACGCCCGCATCACGCTCATGGGCCAGTCGGAGACCAGCGCGGGCACGACGCAGGCCGGCTCGCTCGCGACGGACTGGACGGTGGAGCGCTTCCTCTACGAGCACGGCAAGATCCAGCGCGAGGGCTCGGACCTCGCCAACATCGTCTCGGCCGAGCTGACCTACGCCAACGGGCTCGAGGCGGTGGAGACCCTGCGGCAGGACTCGCTGATCGCGGGGCTGGATCCGACCATGGCGAGCCTCACCGGCCGGCTGACCGCGCGGTTCGACGACGGCGCGCTGCAGACGCAGGCCGAGGCGGGGGGGGTCTGCACGCTCGCCTTCGCGCTCTCGCGCGGCGCCGGGCGCACGCTCACGATCACCGCGCACGAGGTGCGCCTTACGCAGCCCCGCCTCGCGGTGGAGGGCCCGGGCGGCGTGCAGGTCACCTACGACTGGGTGGCGTCGCTGGACGCCGCCGAGGCCGAGATGGCGAGCTTCGTGCTCGTCAACGACGTCGCCGGGTATCCCGCGGCATGATGCGGCTGAACCTCTCCCGCGACCCTGCCTGGGTCGACATCGGGCACGGCGTGCGGCTGCGCTGCGCGCCGGTGACCTCGGCGGTGCTCGCCTCGGTCTACTCGGCGCCCGAGGTGACCGCGCTGACCGAACGCCTGCAGGCCGGCGACTCCGTGCAGGGCGAGCTCGGCGTCGAGGTCGCGCGCCGCGTGGCGCGCCGCGTCGTCGTCGAGTGGGACGGCGTGTCGGACCTCGAGGGCGAGCCGGTCCCGGTGACGCCCGAAGCGGTGGACGCTCTGTTCGATCACTGGTTCGCCGCGATGGCGTTTCAGGACCGCGTCGTGAGCCCTGCGATGGCCGGCGTCGAGGAGCTCGCGGCCGAGGGAAACGGCTCGGCGCCCTCGCCGGCTGGTGGTGGGGCGGAGGGCGCGAGTACTGCGACGGGTGCGGGGCGACGTGCGCGGAATGCCCGGCGCGGGTGAACCTGCCGCGCACCGTCGAGGGCGCGGAGGTCTGGTCGCTGGCGCTGCGCCTCGAGGGGCAGGTCCGGGTGGCGGACGGGCGCGTGCTGGGCTGGGACATGACCGCGGCGCTGGCGCTGGCCGGCGCGCTCGGCATGGACGCGCGGGCGACGGCCGAGCTGCTGCCGGCGGTGGAGGCGCGCATGGCGCGCGCGGTGAACGAGCGGCTGGCGGAGGAGCGGCGGGCGCATGACCGAGCGTAGGCTGAACGTCCGTCTCGCCATTCAGGGCGGGGACCGCGCCGAGCGGGAGCTGCGCGACGTCGGGCGCGCCGGCGACGAGAGCGCGCGGCGGATGGCGCGCGAGGCGCAGCGGGCGAACGAGGCGTACAAGCGCCTCGGCCGCCAGCTCGCGCTCGTGGGCGCCGCGGTGGCGGCGGCGGGCGCGGCCATCGGCGCGACCATGGTGCGCCAGTCGCTGGCGGCGGTGGACGCCTCCGCCAAGCTGGCGCAGTCGCTCGGCACGACGGTGGAGTCCATCCAGGTGCTTGAGCGCGCCGGGGATCTCGCGGGCATCGGCATGGGCCAGATCGAGGCGGCGATGCTGCGGCTGACGCGTCGCCTGTCGTTGGCCGCGGCAGGCACGGGCCCGGCGGCGGACGCGCTGGCGCGCCTTGGCTTCGAAGCTGGGCAGCTCGAGTCGATCCCGCTGGACCAGCGGGTGATCGCCATTCAGGAGGCGATCAACCGCTTCATTCCCGAAGCCGAGCGTGCCGGAGTTGCCTCACAGATCTTCGGCGAGCGCGCGGGCGTCATCATCCAGCGCTTGGATCAGGACGTGCTGCGCGCTGCGGCGGAGGACGTGGAGCGCTTCGGCATCGCGGTCTCGGAGGTCGACGCGGACGCCATCGAGACGGCCAACGACTCGATCTCCCGCGCGGCGCTGGTCTGGCGCGGCGTCGCCAACCAGCTCACCGCGGCGGTCGCGCCCGCGATCGCGCGGACCGCCGAGGCCTTCGCGGACTTCGCCGCGCGGACCCTGCCGACCTTTCGGGCCGGGCTCGAGCTGGTGAGCGAGAACATCGGGCGGATCGCGGCGATTGCGGGCACCTTTGCGGCGTTCATGGCGGCGCGATGGGTTCGGGCGATGGCGCTTGCAGCCGCGTCGGCGCGAGGCGTGAGCGTCGCCATGCTGGTGATGCGCGGGGCCATCGTGGCCACGGGCGTCGGCGCGTTGATCGTCGCGGCGGGCGAGCTGGTGCACCAGTTCACCCGGCTGACCGCCGGCGCCGGCGGCTTCGGCGAAGCCATGACGCTGCTCGGGCGGGTGGCGTCGGAGACGATGGGCGGCGTCGGCCGCGCCTTCGTCGGCGCGGGCCAGTTCATCTCGGCGACGGCGCAGCGGATCGGCGCCGCCTGGCTGAGCGTGATGAACCAGATGCGCGCGGCGTTCGCGGACCTGATCTCGTGGGCCGCGTCGCAGGTCGAGAAGGTGCCGCTCGTCGGCGAGTGGTTCGACGATTGGGCGGAGAGCTCGGTCAAACTGGCCGGGGAGTACGCTAAGGCCGCGGCATCGATGCGGCGCTCCGGCGAGACCCTTGCGGAGACTGCGACCGAGACGCTTGAGACTGCCTTCGACGGCGTGGGCGAGGCGTGGGAACAGCTTTCCCGTACAGTGCGCCTAGCGGAAGAGCTCAGAGATTTCGAGCGAGATGAAGCGGCTAGAAAGGCAGCTGAAAGAGCCGCGGAAGAGGCAAGACGTCTTGCCGAAGAGCTTGATCGCGTTACGGCCGCGGCCGACGGCGAGTCCGGATCGGCCGGCGCGGCGGCGGCGCTGGCGCGCGTGGGCGAGACGGCGGCGGAGCAGGCGCACGCCTTCGACCGGATCGCCGAGTCGCTGCGCGAGTACGGGGCGCAGGCGCGGGACTGGGGCGCGGGCATTTCCGACTCGCTCACCAACGCCTTCGGCTCGGCCGAGAACGCCATGCGGTCCTTCGTCGAGAACGGGAAGGTCGACTTCCGGAGCCTCGCCAACAGCATCGCCGCGGACATGGCAGCGCTCGCGGTGCGCCAGTCCATCACGGGGCCGCTCTCGGACGTGCTCGGCACCGCGATCGGCTCGGCCTTCGGCGCCGGTCCGACGACCTCGCCGGTCCCGGCGGCGCGCCCGGTGGTGGCGCATGCCGGCGGCGTGGTGGGCTCGGGCCTGCCGACGCGCGCGGCGCCCGCGGCGCTGTTCGCGGGCGCGCCGCGCTACCACGGCGGCGGCGTCGCCGGGCTCGGCCCGCGCGAGGTGCCGGCGATCCTCGAGCGCGGGGAGCGCGTGCTGCCGCGCGGCGTCGCGCCGATGAGCGTCAACTTCAACATCGACGCGAAGGGCAGCGACGCCGGCGTCGAGGGTCGCATTGAGGCCCGCCTCCGGCGCTTCGTCACGTCGCCGGAGTTCGCGGCCTCGATGAAGCGCGCCACGCGGAGGTACGGCGGGTGAGGGATCCGCTCGTCGATCCGCTCGAGGCGCTGACGCTCCCGCCCGTCATCGGCGTGGTCGGGGAGCGGTGGTCGGTGGAGCGGCGGGTCACGACGGTCGGGCCCGCGCTGGGCGGCCGCGAGCAGCGGGTGATCTCGCCCCTCTCGGTCTGGCGAGCGACGCTGAGCCTCGAGGCGGCGCAGGGCGACGTGGAGGCGTGGGAAGCGCTGCTGGAGCGCCACGGCGCGGGCCGCCGCCCGGCGCTGCTCGGTCCGCTGCTGAGCCGCTTCCCGTCGCGCGGCGTGCTCGGCGCGGAGGCGACGTTCACCGACGCCACGACCTACACGGACGGCGTCGGCCACGCCGAGGGCGGCGGGCCGGTCACGGTCTCGCTCGCGGCGCCGGCGGGCCAGCGGTGGATCCTCGTGGCGGGCGCCGGCGTGGCGCTGCGCGCGAAGCCGGGCCGGTACTTCAGCATCGGCGCCCGGATGTTCCGCGCGACCGTGATCTCGGCGGCGCAGTCGGACGACGCGGCGGTGGTGGAGTTCGAGCCGCCGCTGCCGTGGGCCGTCCCGGCGGGCCGGGAGCTGGACGAGCGCCCGCACGCGCGGATGCGGCTGGTGGCCGCGGACGAGGCCGGCCCGGCGCGCCGCGGGCGTGCGACACGACTGACCTGGTCGAGCGAATGGGTGGAGGTGCCGGCCCGCACCGGGCTTGGCGGCGCGCTCGGCGCGATGAGGACGGAGTGGGCATGAGCGTTGTGATCGAGGTCGAGCCGCAGGAGGTGGTCTCCGTCGCGGTCCTGGTCGAGGCGGAGCTGGAGTCGGGCGTGCGCCGCGTCTGGTCGGGGACCGACGTGCTGCGGACCCTCGACGGGCGGGAGTGGGAGCCGGTCGGCGCGTTCGGCGCGGTGTCGGAGCTGGAGCGCGGGTCGGCGCTGGAGGCGCCGCAGTTCAGCGTCTCGCTCTCGCTCAGCGCGCTGCGCCCGGAGACGGCGCGGCGGTTCGAGGACGCGACGGGCGTGGCGCCGGCGGCGGCCTTCGCCCGCTCGGTCGGCAAGGCGCTGGAGGAGGACCTGGAGGGCCGAGCCGTCACGGTGTGGCTGCAGTGGTTCGATCCGCAGACCGGCGCGATGCTGGGCGCGCCCGAGGCGGAGATCGTCGGGCGCATGTCGCGGGCGCAGGCGACGCTTCGCGGCGTCACCGACGTCGCGCTGGGCATCTCGGCCGAGCACGAGGCGGCGTCGATCCTGCGGGGCGTGGCGGGCTGGCTGACGCCGGCCGACCAGCGCTCGCGCCATCCGGGCGACCGCGGCTGTGACGTCACCGGGCGCCTCGAGGGGCGCGACGTGATCTGGCCGAAGGTCTGAGGCCGATGCGCTACGGCATCTCCGACTGCGCGGTGCGCGCGGCCGCGCATGTCCGCGCGCTCACCGGCGCCGACGTGCTGCGCGAGGTGCCGCCCTACTCGACCGAGGCGGAGGCCGCGGCGCTGATCGAGGCGGTGGGCGGGCTCGCGGCGTGGGCGGACTCGCTGCTCCTGCCGCTCGGGTGGCGGCGCGGCGGAGGCGAGGTTGCGCTGCTCGGGCGCGGCGCGGCGCAGGTGCTCGCGGTGCGCGACAAGCGCTGGTGGCGTGCGCCGGGCCGGCGCGGGGGCGACCTTCTCGTGAGGGCGGATTCGACGCGCGCGCTGGCGAGCTGGGGGCCCGCCTGATGCCCGAGGCGGTCCTGATCGCGGGCTCCATCGCGGCGACGGCGGCGGCGAGCGCGGTGGCCGGGCCGCTCGGCACGGTCATCGTCGGCTCCATCACGGTCGGCACGGTGGTCGGCGCCACCATCGCGGTCGGCTCGACGCTGCTGGCCGCGGAGCTGCAGAGCCGCGACTCCGCCGCGCTCACGGGCGGACAGGGCGTGGACGAGGCGGGCGTCTCCACGCGGGTGTCGTCGGCGCTGCGCCGGTGGCGCGTGCTCGGCGCCGCGAAGACGGCCGGCGCGTTCCTCGCCTACGACATCGGAGAGGACGGCGACCTCTGGCAGCTGATCGCGGTCGCGTCCCACCGCATCGACGGGATCGTGGAACACCGGCTCGACGGGCGCCCGGTGACGCTGGACGGGGACGGCTGGGTGACGGCGCCGCAGAAGTGGGCGGGCCGCGTGCAGATCCTGACGCGGAGCGGCGGGCACAACGTGACCTTCCCGCAGCTCGTGGCGCAGCTGCCATACTGGACGGACGATCACGTCGGACGCGGCATCGCGCAGGTCGCGATCCGCCAGCGGCCGGTGGAGTCGGGGATCCTGCAGCGGGTCTACCCGCGCCGCCGCCTGCAGTGGACGGGGATCGTGCGCGGCGACGACCAGGTTTGGGATCCGCGCACCGACACGACCGGCTGGACCGACAACGCGGCGCTGCACCTGCTGCGGTTCCTCACGCTCGACCCGCTGGACGGCGGCTGCGGCGTGCCGCTCGCGAAGATCAACGTGCCGACGTTCAAGCGGGCCGCGGACGTCTGCGACGAGCAGCTCCCGCTGGCAAACGGCGGGACGCAGGCGCGCTGGAGCGTCGGCGGCGTGCTGGAGTTCGCGGAGGATCGCCGCACGGCGTTCCGCGAGCTGCTCTCGGCGCTCGACGGGGACCTGCGGTTCGACGATCAGGGGCGCTGGGCGCTGCGGCTCGACCCCACCGAGCGGATCGTCCGGCTGACGGAGGATCACGTGCTCGGCCTCGAGGTCGGCCCGGGCACGCCGGCCTACGAGCGGGCGACCCGCGTGGCGCCGGTGATCCGCTCGGCGCAGCACGACTATCGGGAGATCACCCTCCCGCCGCGGAAGGTGCCGGGCGCGACGGGCCCGACGCAGCAGATCGCGATGGAGCTCAAGCTGGTGCAGTCGCACGCGCAGGCGCAGCGGATCGCGAAGCGGCGCATTTCGCGCGAGTGGCCGGACTACGCGGCGACGGCGGTGATCACGCTGGCGGCGGCGCGGCGGGTGCAGTCCTTCGGGACCGTCCTGCTCGACGTGCCCGGAACGCCGAGGGTGTGGCGGTGGCTGGTGCAGCGGGTCCGCAAGGACGTCACGAACGGGACGGCAACGCTCGACCTGATCTCCCTGCCGCTGGGCTTCGCCCTATGGGATCGCGAGGACGAGGAGCCCGAGGGCCTGCCGTCCCTGCCGGAGACCGAGGGCACGGTCGCGGCGCCGGCGGGCGTGACGGTGGTGGCGACGGTGGTGGCCACGGACGGCGGCCGGGCCAACGCGCTGCGCGTCGCCTGGGCGCCGCCCTCGGACCCGTCCCTCTCGGCCGAGCTGCAGGTGGCGGAGGCGGGGACCGGCGAGTGGTCGGGGGCCGGCACGGCCCCGGCGGTCATCGGCCGGCTGGACTCGCGCGTGCTCTACCGGGGCCGCGACTACGACGTCCGCATCCGCTTTGCCGGTCCGGACGGCGCGGCGACCGAGTGGACCGAGGTCGAGGCCACGGAGGTCTCGGCGGCCGGCACGCAGCCGAACGCCTGCACCGGGCTGAGCGCCCTCGTGCTGGACGGCGAGGTCACGGTTTCGGCGACGGCGCCGGCGTCGGGCCCGGTGGAGCGGGTGCAGTTCCGCTTCGCCACGGTCGACGATTTCGCCGCGTCGAGCTTCCTCGCCTCGCGTGCCGCGGATGCCGGCGACTCGGTCGAGGCGACCCGCGCGAACCTCGCCGCGGGGACCTACTACGCGTGGGCGCGGGCGCGCTCGGCGGAAGACGTCGACGGGCCGCCGACCGCGTCCGTGTCGTTCACGATTCTCTAGGAGGGGCGCATGGCTCGCACGGATCCCGGCGACGTCTGGCAGGCGGACGCCGCGGTGGCGAAGTCCGACGTGGTGCAGTGGGCGCGCGAGACCGACGCTCGCTCGATCTACCAGTCGATCGAGGAGCTCGAGGGCGCGTCGGTCGCCGGCGCGGGAACCTCGGTCCGCATGGTGCAGGTGGCGGGCTACACGAACCCGGGCGACCTGCCGGCGCCGATGTCGCTGCGCTACCGCGCGACGCCGGCCACGCACGACGCCTGCTGGCAGAGCGTCGACGGCGCGTACTGGGAGCTGGTGACGGAGGTGGTCTCGCCGCGCCACCTCGGCGCGGCCTGGGACGGCAGCACCGACGACACCGACGCGATCAACGCCGCGGCGGTCTATGCGCGCGAGAAGCTCGTACCGATGCGTCTGCCCGAGGGCGAGGGCTACGCGGCGAGCACGCTCTACCTCGGCGGCGTCAACGTGTTCGGCGCCGGCGGGCCGTCGAACACCGCGTGGGTCGGGACCAAGACCTTCATCAAGTCGGACGCCAATCCGATGGTTTCGATGTGCGTCGACGCGGCGACGGCGCAGACGTTCCAGCACACGCTCTGGCAGGGCTGGGGCCTCCGCGAGGGCCCGGGCGCCCCGGCCGCGATCGAGCTGTGGGACGTGGCGTCGTATGGCTACCGCGTCGGCGCATGGCTCGGCCGCGGCCATCTGCACGTCGCGGCGACGACGGACACGCCGGCCGAGACCGGGAACGAGGGCGCCGGGCAGATCATCCTGCGGGACATGAGCTTTCAGGAGATCGGCGGCTGGGCGGTCAACTGCTACAACCTGTTCGGCAAGAGCCTGATCGAAAACTGCATGTTCCGCGACGCCGGCTGCGAGGCGGCGGCGACCGAGGGCGATCCCGCCGCGGGCGGCTGCATCAACGTGTCGGCCGGGACCGTGGACCTCCGGATCGTCAACTGCCACGGGTTCGCCAACTCGCACACCACGTTGGCATGGCGCGGAAAGGGGACCTTCCTCCGCGTCGGCGCCGCGAAGGCCGACACGGACGCGCTGAACCGCAAGTGGCAGCTCACCGGCAACATCAAGATCGACGAGTGCCACGGCGAAGGCTTCGAGCGCCCGCTGGACCTGCGCAGCTGCGCAGGGCTCCAGCCGGGGTCGCTGGTCGCGAACGGCGGCTCCGGCGGCGAGGTGCGGATCGGGTATCCGGGCAACCCGGCCGACGCCATCCGGGGCTGCATGGGCTACACGCGCGTGGTCAACGCCGACGTGCTGGACGTCGCCGGTCCGAACCTGGACCGCGGCATGATCGAGAACGGGACGCCGGCGACCGGCATGGCCTATCGCTACTGGCGCGGGGCGCACGTCCGCTTCGCGCCGCAGATGGCGCTGCAGCAGGACTCAATCGTGGCCACCGGGCTGACGCTGACGCCCGAGGCGACGCCCACGGATCACCCGGATCTCGCCAGCCTCGAGGACGGCACGCCGTGGCGCCCGCTGCTGGTCACGCCGTCCGTCCCGGCCACGCCGCTATCCAACGAGCTGCCGAAGTTCGGGACCAGCGGCGGGTCGCTGTCCGGCTGGACCGGAACGGACATCTCGGGCGACGCCTCGGGCTCGGTCTCGGTCGAGCCGCACTACGTCGAGCTGACGAAGTACCGCGTGGAGTACTCGGCCAGCCTGACCGCGGGCGACCTGATGACGGCGATGGTGTGGTGGCGGTGCCAGGGCGCGCTCGGCGACGTGGGCATGGCGAACATGATCCTGGAGATGCAGGACGGCTCGTCCGGCGTCGTGATCTCGCGGGCGGTGGGGACCGGGACCAACACCGGCTCGCTCGAGTTCTTCCGCGCCTTCAACTTCAAGGTGCCGTCCGGGGGAACGGTGGTGTTCCGGATCTCGAACAGCGACGGCACGGCCGTGCGCGCCTGGACGCCCATCCTCGTGCCCGGCGCGCTGGCGCCGCTGGGCGAGGACCCGCCCGCGCTCTGGCCGGCGCGCGGCGAGATGATTTCGACGTTCTGAGGAGGGGACGATGGCGACCTTCGGCGATCACCTGCTCGACAACGGGCTGTCGGGCCTCGACGACTGCGACGGGCTCTATCTCTGCTCGCAGGCCCCGGCGACCTACGCCGAGGCGACCGCCACCTATGCGCTGGGCTCCAAGGCCTCGCCCACGATCGGCGCGGCGGCGGCGCGCTCGCCCTCGGGGCGCCGGCGCACGGTGGCGCAGATCACGGACGGCTCGGTGACCGCGAGCGGCACGCCCACGCACTACGCGCTGGTGGACTCGGTGGGCGAGCGGCTCCTGCTGGTCGCCGCGCTGGACGCCGCGCAGGCGCTGGTGAGCGGCAACACCTTTTCCCTCTCGGCGCTCGACGTCGGGTTCCCTGCGACGGCGGAGTGACGTGATGAGCCTGACGACCATTCGCGAGGATCTCGACGCCGCGGTGAACGCGGCGCGGCGCATCCACGGGCGGGCGGAGCGGCTGGCCGCCGCCTCCGGCGTGAGCGTGGCGGAGCTGATCAGCTTCATCAACGGCTCGCAGGGCGACTTCGAGCATGTCGCGCCGCTGCTTGAGCGTCCGCCCGAGGAGGTGCAGACGGCGGCGGTCGCGGAATACGGGAGTCGCGCGCCGGCGAACATCCAGGGCATCATCACCGCGGCGCGCGAGGCGGGCGTGGCGGCGGTGACCGCGGCGCGGACGGTCTACGAGACCGCGCCGGCTCGCGACCAGGTGTGGGTCGAGGCCACCGCGCGCTACGAGGGCCGGGCGCTGGGGGCCTCGGCCGGGGCGGCGCTGGCGGAGCCGATGGCGGCGCTGGCCGAGGCGCTGGCGCCGGTGGCGAGGCGCTGAGCGTGGTGGACAAGACGTCGCTTGGGTCGGCCGGGCTCGGGACGTTCCGCGTGCCTGACGGGACGCTCGAGGTGCGGTTTGATCCGAGCGATCCCGGCGGCTGGGCGGAGGGGGTGACGTCGACCGGGCTGACGGTCGCGGTGCGGGATGCGGCGGGGGCGGTGCAGTTCGGAACGGTGAGCGTGGACGTGACGCGGGCGGCGGCGGGCGACGCCGACGTCCTGTCCTACCTCGCCGCGGTCGAGACCGCGGACGGTCAGGCGCTCGAGACCGGCGTCGCCGATGCCGTGGACGCGCTGGTCGCCGGACTCAAGGCGGATGGAGTGTGGGCGGATCTGACCTATGCCGCGATCCTCGCGGGGCCGCGGACGCTGGCGGGCGCGATCGTGCCGTTGAAAGGTGACGCTCCGACGTCGGTTGGGTTTGGAAGCGGCGATCTGAATCGGGCGACGGGCCTGCTCGGAGACGGCGCCGGAAAGCGGTTGACGACGGCATATCTCGAGAACGACTTCCCGGCGAACGACCGGCACGCCGCGGTCTGGATGACGGAAGCGGACACGCGGGTCGGGATCGGGCGCTTTCTGATCTCTGCGGGTGCCGGTGCGCCTAGCATTCTGCTCGGCGACGGCGGTGGTGGGGCCAACCTGCGCATTCGCTTCGTCAGTTCGACCACGCGAAGCGCCGGGTCGAATTTCGATTTCTTCGTGCCGGGGCTCATCGGCGCGACCCGCAGTTCGGCGGCGTCCTACACCGTGCGGAGCGGCGCATCGCTCGACGTCATCAACGACGCCTCGGTCAGCCCGCAGAGCGGAACCTTCGAGGTGCTCGATGGCGGCGCGGCCCGAGTGGCGTGGGTGTCACTGGGTGCGGCGACGGATCTCGGCGCCGTGCGGGCGCGCGTCGGCGGTTACCTGGACGCGATCGGAGCGATCCTTTGATGTTCACCGTCCCGCCGCTCACCGGCGACGTCGACCACGACGACGCGCCGGCGCTGATCGGCACGCTCGCGCCGACCGGCGGCGCGGCGCCCTACGAGGTGGTGCTGATCGGGCCGGGCCATCTCGCCATCGCGGCGGATGCGGCGGCACCTGCCGGCGAGGCTGGCGCGCCGACGCTTGCGCAGAGTCAGGTGCTCGCCGCGGCGAGCGCCACCGCGCCGCCCGGCGTCTCGGGCGCGCCTGCGCTTGGCCAGCGTCACGCGCTGAGCGCGGCGAGCGCGACGGCGCCCGCGGGCGTGGCCGGCGCGCCGGATGCGGCGGACGGCTACGTCATCGGGGACTGGGGTGTGATGGGCGTGGCGCTGGGTCGCCGCCCCTCGCGGGTGCTGCGCGCCGCGCGGCCGGCGCGGGCCGTGTCCGGCGCCCGCGTGGATCGCTCGGTCAGCGGGCGGAGAGGGGAGGTCGCGTGATGCAGGTGCTACACGCTGGAGACTGGGTGGCGCTCGACGTGTCGCTGACCGAGGCGGACGGCTCGCCGCTCACGCCGGCCGGCAAGACCATCGAGGCGTCGGCGCTCGGCGAGGACGACAGCCGCGTGGGCGGGACGGTGCAGACCGTCGACGGCGACGCCGGCAGCTACCGGGCGGTGTGGGCGGCCGGAGACCTGGCGGGCCGGTCGTGGACGCTGCAGGTGCGCGTCACCGAGGGCGCGGCGGTGGAGACGCTGATCGCCGAGCCGGCGTCGGTGCTCGCGTCGGCCTGGGCGTGATGCAGGCGAGGGTCGCGCCGGCCGGCGGGGTGGCCGCGGCGCAGCGTGCTCGGCCGCCGCGGGTGAGCGGTCGTTCGGATCGGCCGGGGGCGGCCGCGTTCACCGGCGCCGGGGGCGGCGCCACGTGGAGACGGCGGCGCCGCCGCCGGGGCGGGCGATGACCAATGGACAGAGAATCGGCACGAGCGCTGGAGCGGGCGCTCGAGGACCTGGTTGCGGCGCAGGATCTGGGCGCGGACGACGAGACGCTGACGGCCGCGGAGCGCGCGGCGGTGAGGGCGCTCGTGCGGGATCCGCGCCTCACGGAGGTGCTGACGATGTACGAGACGCTGGCAACGCTGGGGCGCGTGGGGCGCTGGGCATGGCGGGGCCTGCTCGCACTGGGCGCGGGCCTGATCGCCTTCCGCGAGCTGCGCGGGCACTTCTGAAGGCGGGCCATGTCGCCCTCGTGCTGGCGATCGCCAGCTACTGGATCCCAAAGGTGGCGCCGCCGGCGTCGTGGTGGTTCGAGGTGCACGAGCTGCACGTCTCGGACGCGGACGCCGGCGAGCCGGTGCTGCTGCGCTACACGCGGTCGATCCACAGGCCGTTCCGGGCCGACTGGATCGTGAGCGTGCGCGTGGTTTCGGCGGACCGGGCGCAGGAGGTGTGCGTCGGCAGCGCCAGCTCGCTGTACCGCCCCGACGCGGCGCTGCCGGCGGTGGCGGACCTCGAGTGGTTCACGGCCGGGGCCTGTCCGGCGCTCGCGCCCGGGACCTACCGGGTCGAGACGCATTGGCGACTGCGGCTCGGCTGGCCGTGGGGCGAGCGCGCGGTGACCGCGCGGTCTAACGTGTTCGTGGTCGGCGACGCCTGACCGCGAGCCGTCAAGGAATCCTTGCGTGCTGACGATCCGGGCCCGTCGCGCCGCCGCGTGATCCCGCGGGCGGCGGGCCCTCCCATCCCTGAAATCAGGAGACGACGATGCGAGGAATCGCAGTAGCGGGCGCCGTGGCGCTCGCCCTGGCGGCGTGCTCGAGCGCCGAGCGCGCGGCCCTCCGGGCGGAGATCGAAACAGCGGTGCAGGGCGCGCCGGAGGCGGACCCTCGGCACATCGCGAACGTCTGCCTCGGCCAGAGCGAGCCGCTCACCTTCATCGGGCCGATCCTCCGCGCCCGCTGCGCGTCGGCGCTTGAGCGGATCGGGGTGGCGCCGTGAGCGGCGGCGGGAAGCGGGCGCTTCGGCGCAAGGCGGAGGGCCAGCTGCGCCACGCCCTCAACACCGTGGCGGCGTCTCTGCTGCTGCTGATCGGCCTTCGCGCGGGCCTCGAGGCGGAGGCGGGCGCGACGATCGCGCAGGTCCTGGCGCCGCACCTGACGGAGGTGGCGGCGGTGTCGGTGGGCCCGCTGGCGGCGCATCTGTGGAGCTGGTTCGCGCCCGAGAAGCGCAGCGCCGCGACGGACGGCTGAGCCCGGCGCCGGCCCCCTGCCCGGCCCTTGAGTCGGGCTGGAAGGGGGCCGGGGCGGTTTGCGGAATCGTGGCAAGCTATTGACCTGAGCGGGATCAAGTCGCGTTTGGTTTGCAGTCAGCCTCTTGACGTCGCGCCCGAAGCAGCGGATTGCAAATCCGTGTACACCGGTTCGATTCCGGTCGTCGCCTCCAACCTTTAGCGGGCCGACTGGGGAGCGGTTTGCGGGGTGGTTTGCGGACCCGCGCCGCCCCAGCGCGCATGGCGGGCCCGCGCTCAGCCCTCCCTTTTCGGCGCGTGCAGCTGCGCGAGGATCTCGTCGGACGCATCCGGCGCCACGGTCGCGTAGTGCTCGATGATCTGGCTGGCGTACCGCACCGACCAGCCCATGTGGGTGGCTATCTGCGAGAGCGTCAGCCCGGCTCGGAGCAGCCGCGTCGCCGCGGTGCCGCGGGTGTCGCTCGGGCGGAGCTCGTCCGGCAGGCCGGCGCGCTCCATCCAGTACGCGAGGTACTGGCTCAGGCGCTGGGCCGTGAACGGACGGTTGCGCTCCGTCACCAAAATCAGCAGCCGTCCGGGCGGCGTCTCGTCCAGAACGCGGCCGAGGCGCGGCGCCACCGGGATCGCGATCGGCTGGCGGGTCTTGGATCGTCGCATGCGGATCCGGCGACCGCGCGGCGTCGGCTCGACATGGGCGCGGCTCAGGGTGCAGGCGTCGCCGAGGCTCAGGCCAGTCTCGAGGAGCACGTCGAGGGCGCGGCGCGCGGGCGCCGGCGCGACCCTGGCGAACGCTTCCTCGTGCGCGGGCTCCCACACCACCTCGGCGCGGTCGGCGTGATAGAGCCGCCGGATCCCCCCGCAGTGGTGGGTGTGGATCGTGCCGCGCTCCCGCGCCCAATTCAGAATCACCAGCGCGACCGAGACCGCGTAGTCGGCCTGCTTGGGGCTGTGCGCCCACCGGTCGCGCCACTCCAGCAGGTCGCGGCGCGCCAGCGGATCGGTCCAGTCGCGCGCGGGGAGCCTTCCAAAGTGCTCGCGGAATCGCTCGGCCCATCGGCCATAGTCGCGCTGCGTTCGGTCGCGGAGGCCCGCGAACTCGGGCGAGGCGAGGTAGCGCGCGACCAGCTCGGCGGTGGAGCCGCGCCCGCCGGGCGCGGCGCGCATCTCGGCGACGGCGCGCTGGTAGGCGGCGTGGTAGGCGGGTGAGCCTTCGGGGCTGTCGCCGGTCCGCCAGAATCGCGGGCCGCCCCGGTGGACGTAGTGGTACGCGACCCCGCCCCGGCCCCGCGCCTTGAACAGCCCCCTAAGCCTGACGATCGCCATGCTCGGCCCTCGCGAGTCGCTGCATCGGCGACAGGTGAGCATCGTCGTCGCTCTCGCCGGCGAACTCCACCCTGACGGGGTCGAGCTGCACCGCGCGGACCTTCACGCCGGCCGCCTCGCAGGCGTCGCGGATCGCCAGCACGCGCTGGGCGATCAGGTCGGCCTGGGTGGCGCTGGGCAGGCGGCGGCGGCTGGCGGTCATCCGAAGAACTCCCTGCAGCAGGGCTCGCCGAGCCGCTCGAGCTGAGCGGCGCGTCCGGTGGTCCGGTTGAGGACCACGATCCGCTCGCCGCGGAGAAGCGTCCCGCGGCGGTCGGTGATCTCGTAGGCGTGGAGCGACGAGACGCCGGGAGGCACAGGGCCGGGCATGTCGGCGCTGATCGCCCGCGCGAAGGCGCAGAGGCAGCGGTGGGACTCGAGTCCCTTGCGCGGCGGGCGCGCCTTGAGCGCCTGGTCGAGCTTGCGGCGCCGCGCCTCGAGCGGCGCGCGCAGCTCGGCGCGGAGGCGGCGGAGACGCAGGGCTTCGGCGTCGTCGTCCTTCATCCTGCGGCCTCCCTCTCGGCGCGCTTGCACGCCTCGGCGCCGCCCCATTGAGCCGCCATAGCCTCGGCAATCCCCGGGAACGTACGGCTGCGGATCTTCCAGCGGTCACGCCCCGGCGGCGCGCGGTGCACGGCGGACCAGCGCCGATGCGCCTCGGAGCCGGGCGCCGGCGGGACGAGGCGCATGGTGGGCTCGAGACGAGGCAGGTCGCGAAGGTAGAGGCCCGTCGCCTTGAACGCCTCGTCGCCGAAGTGCCACGGCTGCACGATCTGCGGCTTGGGCAGGTCGCTCGGCAGGCGTTCACGCGCGTGGCGATGCATGATCGGGTTCTCGATGGCGACCCGCGGGACAGGCGCCGTCCAGAAGGCCGCAAACAGCGCGGCGCCCTCGTCGAGTTCGCGCCACAGGTCGTCCCGGCTGCGGCCCGGCGGCGGCTTGGAGAGCCAGCGGACGCCTGAATTGCACAAGCGGGTGCAGGGCGGATGCGCCACCATCAGCAGGTCCCAGCCGTCTTGGAGCAGATCGCGTGCATCGCCGACGACGTGCCGGTTGCTGCCGTCCTCGGCCGGCAGGAGGTCGCAGGACCAGGCGTCGTGACCAAGGCGGGAGAACGCCCGCCGAACGACTCCGGAGAACTCGCAGGCGATCAGCACTTTCACGGCTCGGGCCCGCCGAACAGGTCGCTTGGCGCGTAGTCGGCGACGAGGGCCTCCATCACGCGGATCTCGCGGTCCATCTCGGCTTGGGACATCTTCCCCTGCGCCACCCAGCGCGGGTAGACGCGGCGACGCATGCCGAGCTCGCGCTTGAGGCAGGCGAGCTTTTCGGCGGGGGTGGCGGTCACTCCGCGTCCCCACCCTGAACACGCTGCAGCCGTCGATTGATCGTCTCGATCACCGCCTGCACGGTCGCGCCGTCCGCCTCTGCGTGCAGCTCGTAGGTCAGCCGCGAGCCGTCCGGGCTGATGACCCGGATGATGGTCTTTGACGTCCCGCGCGCGCGGCCGGTGACGGCGCCCCAGCGAATGCCGTCGACCACGTCGTCGAGGATCCCCTCGTCGGTCAGCGAAATCCGCTCGGCCAGATCGTCGCGGGCCGCATCGAGCGCCTCGTCCAGCTCGTGGCGACGACCATGGAACACCTGCAGGATGATCCGTTCGACTGCGTCGGTCAGGTTTTGCCTCATCTCTCGATCTCCTTTTGAAAAACGTCAGGCGGCTCTGATCGCGCCGCTGGCGCAGCGCGGGCAGACAGTCCGCATCAGGATCGCCCCGGCGGCGCTCAGAGGCATCGGCAGGTGCGGACCTTCGTATTGGTGGCCGCAGACCGCGCAGCGGAGCTGCATCGGCGCGGCGTGCGGGGAGACGTCGCGGATCGGCTCGACGTGCATCGCGAGGAGATGCTCCGCGGCCTCCTGCATCACCGCCGCCGCCTCGCGGCTGTCGACGTCCTCCGCGGCGCGCATGAGGCGCTCGGCCAGCGCGCGCGTCACGCCAGCATCCCCAGCGCGTGCATGTAGAGCTCCAGCATCGCCTCCTCCTCGGTGCGCTCCTCGGGCTTCTTCTTCCGCAGCGCCACGATCTTGCGGAGGATCTTGGCGTCGAAGCCGGCGCCCTTGGCCTCGTCGTAGACCTCCTTGATCTGCGCGGTGACGGCGGCCTTCTCCTCCTCCAGCCGCTCGATGCGCTCCACGACGGCGCGGAGCTGCGCGGCGGAGACCTGCGTGGTGTTGAAGTCGTCCTCGGGCTCGCTCATGGGGGCTCTCCTGGTCGGGGGCGTCGGGCGGCGTCAGCCGTCCTCGGCCGGGGGCTGCGGGGGGATGGCGGCGCCGCCGTGGCCGGCGGCGACCATGCAGGTGCGGCCGCGGGTCTCGCGGATCAGCAGGGTCCATTCGCCCGTGGCCGGATCGACGGTGACGATGGCGAGGGCGCCGCCGGACTCGATGCCGCGGAAGACCGGCGTCTCGCCGCGCCGCTCGAGCGCGCGGAGCAGCGGCTCGGCGCTGGGCAGGCAGGGCTGCCGGGCGAGGGCCGCGGTCGCGAGCGCGCAGAGCGTCACCGCGGCGGCGGCGAGGATCACGGCGACGTCCCAGCGGCGGGGCGGGCTGCGGTCCCACGTGCGGCGGCGGCTCATGCGAGCAGCCCGTCGGCGCGGAGGCAGGCGGCGGCGGTCCGGCCGCGAAGGGTGAGCACCCAGGCGCCGGAGGAGAAGGGGCTGGTGGCGGGCCGGACCAGACCGGCACGCCGGGCCTCGGCCTTCTCGTCGGGCGTGCAGTCCGCATGGGCGCCGGCCTCGACCCGGCCGAGCGTCGCGGCGCAGCGGCGCCAGAGGCGCACCATCTCCGCCGCCTTGTGCCCGCGGGCGGTCAGGCGGCAGCGCCAGAGATCGTCGATCAGGTGGATCTGGTGGAGCGCCTCGGCGGCGCTGTAGGGCATGATCTCGGCGAGCGTGGCCGGGTCCGGCTCGGCGAGATAGCGCCGCGCGGAGCCCGGCAGGGTCAGCAGCACGGCCGCGATCGCGTCGGCGGTCGCCTCGGCCTCGGCTTCGGGGGTGTCCGTCACGATGGTCTCCCTTGCGCTGGGCGCCGGGCGCGGGCTCAGGCCGCGTCGGCGCGGATCTCGGCGAGCAGGCGCTCGACGACCTCGGGCGGCGCCAGCCGGCGCCAGGTCCCTTCCTCGGCGGCGCGGCGCCAGCCGGCGGCGCGCCCCTTCCATGCGTGCGCGCGGATCTCGAGGCGCATCCCCTCGCCGAGGAACACCTCCACCACCACGCGGGCGTCGCCCTGCGCCGCCTCGTGGCGGACGAAGCCCAGCGCGTCGCCCGCGCCGAAGCGGCCGGTGCGGATGAAGGCCAGCGGGCCGGCTGCGCCGATCAGGGCGGAGGCGAACGGGGACTCCGTGCGCGCCCACGCGGCCGCGGCCTCGGCCAGCCGGCGCGCGGTGTCGGAGGTGAGGCGGCGGAGCGGGGCGTCGGTCACGCCGCGCCCTCCGGCTCGGCGATGCGCAGGGCGGCGCGGACGCCGCGGGCGGGCTCGCAGGCGGCGGCGGGGATCGCGACGGCGACCTCGTGGATCGGGCGCCCGGCGGCGTCGGCGACGACGCAGACGAGGGCGCGGGAGCGGAAGGCGGTCGCCGGCCCGAGCCGCAGGGTGACGTCGCCGCCGTGCAGGACGTCGGGCCCCGCGATCCAGCGCAGCGGGCGGCGTGCGACGGCCGCGGCGAGGCGGGGGTGGCGGGCGCGCGCCCAGGCGAGGGCGCGGCGGGCGCGGGCCTCGGCCTCGGGCATGGCGGAGAGGCGGACGGGCTCGGTCATGGCGCGGGCTCCGGGTCGGGGGTGGGGGTCAGGGTGAAAGCCGCGGGCGGCAGGCCCTCGCGCTCGGCGAGGATCTCCACGACGGCCTTGAGGAGGATGATCGACGCCCAGCTGAGGCCGAGCGGGACGCGTCCGAGATTGCTCTGCATCTCGGCCACGCAGGCGCGCGCGACTGCGGCGAGGGTCTCGGGGTCGGCCTCGGTCGCGGCGTTGAACACCGCGTCGCGGGCCTCGGACCGCTGATCCACGTCCGCCTCGCGTGACGCGACGCCGGCGAGAGCGCGCAGGTGGAAAGCCTGCGCCTCGTCGAAGGGCGGGGTCGTCACCATGCCGGCGCCCCCTGCCGCGGGTCGAGCTCGCCCATGACGGCGCGCCGGGGGCGGCCGGAGCGGCTGGTGATCTCGTCCAGCGCGCGGGAGAGCGCCTCGGTGTCGGCGTGGCTGACGCGGTCGCAGGCGAGGACGTGGCGCGCGAGCGTCTCGAGGACCGCTTGCGGGGCCTCGGCGAAGGCGCGCTGGGCCTCGGCGTCGCGCTCGAAGCAGTCGGCCTCGACGTCGTCGAGGGCGTCGGCCGCGGCGCGGGCGAGGCGGAGGAGGCGCAGGGCGCGCGCGCCCGCCGCGTCTGTGGCGGCGACGGCGGCGCCTTCGAGATCGACCGCCATCACGCGACCTCGGCGGTGTCGGCGGCGACCGGCGACACCTCGCCGTGCAGCTCGCGCACGATCCTCGCGGCGTCGAGCAGGCCCGCGGCCTCGGCGAGGCGCAGCGTGCGGATCTCGCCCGTCTGGCGCATGGCGCTCGCCTGCCGCTCGGCGGCCGCGTCGCGCAGGGCGCGATGGGCCCTGATCAGGGGGTGAAGGGTCTCGGCCATGCTCGGCTCCCGGAAAAGGGCCCGGGGCCGCAGCCCCGGGCAGTCTAGGGAGGAGAGCGACGACGCGATCCGCGTGGTCGCCGCCCGTCACCGTGGGGTGACGGGGGAGATGTTACGAATACCGTAACGGAGCGGTCAAGCGGAAAATTCCGTTTTTTGTAACGGTCGAATTGCGGGCAAGGTTCCCGCGAGGGTAGCAATGCAACAAAATTAGGAACAGGAGGGCGGCTTGTGGCGAATCACAGTTCGGACCTGAAGGCGGCGCTGGGCCGCCTCCCGTTGGATCAGCAGCAGCTCATCATCGCGCTGATCAAGTGCCTGGCGACTGGCTCCCAAGCGCCCGAACAAGATCAAGAACGGCCTCCCGCTGCTGATCGGTCAACCGGCTGATGGCGTGATCGAGGTCGGCTTCCGCGCTGGATCGCTCATAGAAAAAGTCTGCGAGTGTGACGCCAAGGACCTTCGCCACCTTCTCGAGCTTCATGAGCGTGGCTGCATCCTGGGTCTCAAGCCGTGAGATCGCTGCATGTGAGATTCCTGCGAGGCTAGCCAGCTGCCGCTGGCTAAGGCCGCGCGCCTCTCGGATTTCTCGGAGCCGGATACGCATGGCCGTTGGAATGACGGACAAGCGTTTCGCGCGGAAGTGCCCTGCGGTCATGATACGATTTTCGCAACATCGGACGTTGACGCCCTTGTTGCGATAATCGTAACATCCGGCACATGAGCGACGCACCGAAACAGACCCTCGCGACATGGCTGGCCCAGCGCGAGATGAGCCAAGCCGAATTCGCGAAGCGGATCGGCGCCACCCCGGCGAGCGTCTCTCGCTGGATCAGCGGGAAATCGCTGCCGCGCCGCGGGGCGCTGAGGGCGATAGACGCCGAGACTGACGGGGCCGTCACCGCGGACAGTTTTGCCGCCTTGGTCGACATGGGCGAGGGCGACCTGACGACGGGTGCGGCGGGATGACCGGATCATTCCAGATCGCAGCTTCGCCGCACCGCGAAGCTGGCCGCATGAGCGTCCCGGGTGTCGAATACGGCGACCACGGGCGGGTGGTCCGGGGGGGTGACGGCGAGCGACACGGAGTCGCTCTCGAAGAGGAGTTGCAGCGCCTCAAGGCTGTCGTCGTGATCAAGATCGAGCCACTGACCGGCCTCGCCGGCGACGCCGGTCCACGTTCTGGACGCTCCGCCACCTTTGATCGAGACCTCGACGGGGTCGCCGGCGGCGCCGAAGAAGCATCCTGCGAAGATCGTCACCTCGAACGACCGTTCATAGCAACTCAGCGAAAGCCGCATGCGCGCAGGGTCTCGAAACCTGCACCGCACCGGCTCCGTCGAGGCTGTGTGCGCGCGTTGTCCGCCCATGAAAGAGGGTTCGGCGCTCCAGTCACTCTCGCCCAGTTCGACGCGCCCTGCGGCGTGGTCGTAGCAGGCGAGACGCGCGGCGTCGGGCTCGACAGCGGCGCATTCGCCGGGCGGGCGGGCGTCGGCGCAGGCGGCCTCGACCATGCAGAGCGCCGCCACGGCGCCTATGAGTGCGGGACGTTTCATGCGGGTCTCCTTTCGCGTGGGCACGCGGCTCACCGCCGCGAGATCTGCGTCGCGATCAGCGCGAGCAGCAGGGGGGTGACGACGACGCTCCAGACCGCGAGCGCGGCGAGCACGGCGCCCCCCGCGGCGAAGGCGCCTCCGACGGGGATCGCGTCGCGGATCGCCTGGTCGGCGAGGGGCGACATCGCCGCGCTCGTCGCCCGGTATCCGACGAAGGCGCAGAGCGCCGTCCAGATCAGGATCACGCTCAACAGCAGCCCCGCCACGAGGTCGGCGAGCCACGAGTACACCGGCTCGCCGCAGGCGGGGCACATGCGGGCGTTCCGTCCGAGCGGCCCGCCGCAGTCGGCGCAGCGGCGCCTGACGTGGAAGGGCGGGCGCCGCCGGTCCGGCTCGCCGCGGTCGGGCGCGATGGGCGGCTCGGCCCGCTCGCGCGCGATGGGCGGTTCGGTCGCGTCGTTCATGAATCGTCTCCTTCGGCTCGCGCCCGCGATGGGCGGGGTCGGGGGGATCTTGATCCCGCGCGCGCTGCATGGCGTCGCGCCTGCCGGGGGCTGTCGCCCGGCCGGGCGCGGTGGCGTGCGCGGGAGCCGCGGGGCGGCGCCGGGACTGGTCGGGCCCGGCGCCCCCCGCGGCAGCTTCGGCGTGTGGTCGGACGGTGGGGCATGGCCGCTCCTGCATCGTCTCCAGCCCGACGAGTCATCGCAGGAGGGTCCGGAAATGTCTTTCCGAAACGGTTTCGGCCGGCGGGGCGAGGTTCTCACCTACCGCGCCGCGTTCGCGGAGGCGTGGGCGCGGTTTCTGCGTTGCGAGTTCGACGATCCGCTCGCGGTGGCGGCGGCGTTCGGCGTCAACGCGCGGACGGCGGAGAATTGGTGGCACGGGCGCAACGCCCCGGCCGGCTGGGCGGTGGGCCGCGCGCTCACGGATCCGCGGACGCGGGACGCGGCGCTGGCGGCGCTGGGCGGGCGGGTGGCGGCGTGAGCGAGGCGTTCCCGCATCGCCTGTCGCCCGAGCTGCGCCCCGCGATCCGGTTCTGCCGGGTGGAGGACGCGGAGCTGGTGGCGCTGCACGCCGAGGGCCTCTCGGACAATGCCATCTCGCGGCGCTCGGGCGTGTGTCAGTCCACCGTCTCTCGGCGCCTGCGGGCGCTGGGCCTCGAGGCGCACGGGCTTGCGCCGGGGCGGGACGGCGGGTTCGAGCGGGATCCGGAGATGGCGCGCCGGCTGCGCGAGCTGCACGCGGCGGGCGCCTCGGACCCGGAAATCGCGGCCGGGCTGGGCGTGCATCCGCGCGCCGCGTTCCGGGCGCGGCGCGCCATGGGGCTGGCGGCGCAGGGAGTCGGCGGGCGCCGCGCCGCGATCGCCTCGCCCGAGGACGTGGCGCGGTTCCGTGAGCTGGCCGCGGGCGGCGCGAGCGGCAGCGACCTTGCGCGGGCCTTCGGGGTGTCGCGCTCGGCGGCGTGGCGCGCTCTGCGGAAGTTGAGGGCCGAACGCCCGGCCGCGCCGGCGTGCGCGAACCCTGTCCCGGCCGCGGCTCCGGAGGCCACGGACGGGCCGGCGGCGCAAGCGGCGACCGCGGGCGAGGCGACTGCGCCCGGCGGCGAGGTTCGGCCGGCGTCCGGCGCCCTATGCGTGGCGGGTCTCGGCGCCGCCGCGCCCGGCGGCTCGGGCGTCGAGGCGCGGGTGCGGGCGCTGGCGGCGGAGCGGGCGCGGCCGCTGGCGGCGCTTGCGCGCGAGGCCGGGTGCTCGCCCGCGGAGGCCGCGGCGGCGCTGGCGGACCGGCCGGCGGTGCTGAACGCGTGCTTCCGGGCCTCCGTCCAGCAGGCCGGGGCGGCGCGGTGAGGGGGCGGGCGCTGGCGCTGGCGCGTCTCCTGGTGGCGGCGGAGATCCTCGCGGCGGTGCGCCTCGGCGCGCTGGGCGAGTGGTGGGCGGCGCGGGCGCTGCGGCGGCTGCGGGCGCTGGAGCGGCTGGAGCGGAGGCGCGGGCGGTGAGGATCGACGTGATGGTGGACATCGAGACGCTCGGCACCGCGCCGGGGGCGGCGGTGCTCAGCGTCGGGGCGCTCGCCTTCGACGTGGAGACGATGGAGGTGCGGGGCACGCTGCTCGCGCGCATCCGGCCCGAGAGCTGCGAGGCGGCGGGGCTTACGGCCTCGCCCGCGAGCGTCGGCTGGTGGATGCGGCAGGACGAGTCCGCCCGCGTCGAGGCGTTCAGCGGGGTCTGGGAGCTGCGCGAGGCGGCGGAGGCCTTCTGCGACGACTGGGGCCGGTGGCTGCCGGGCGCGGTGTGGGCGCGAGGTCCGGAGTTCGACCTGCCCATATGGGGCGCCGCCATGCGCGCCGCCGGGGTCGAGCCGCCGTGGCGCTACTGGCAGGCGCGGGACGTGCGGACGGTGCTGGACTGGTGCGGGGTGGACCGGGCGTCGGTGGCGCGGGCGGGGGCGGCGCACACCGCGCTCGGCGACTGCGAGCACCAGCTGGCCTGCCTGCGGCGGGCGCGGGGGCTGGCATGAGCGGGGCTCCCAAGGCGCCGCCCGGCGCGCCCGCGGACATCTCGGACGAGGACGCCGCGGCCGTCGCCGCCATGGCGCTCGCCATCGAGCGGGACAACCGCGCGGTCTACGGGCCCGCCTGGGCGGCGCGGATCGCGCCCGAGGAGGCGGCGTTTCTCGGCCTCGCGGAGCGCTGGGATCTCTACGAGCCGGAGGATGGCGGATGACCGACGAGAGCTGGCGCACGCGGCTGCCGGATCGGCGCCCCTCGATCACGCGCGAGGTCGAGTGGCGGACCGGGCGTTGGACGGTGACGGTCGGCATCGACCGGGACGGCCGCCCCCGCGAGGTGTTCGCGGACGGGGCGAAGGAGGGCTCGGGCATGGCGGCGATCCTGTCGGACGCTTGCGTGGTGATCTCCATCGCGCTGCAGGCGGGGGTGCCGGTGGAGGCGCTCTCGCGGTCGCTGGGCGAGGAGGTGGACCAGAGGACCGGGGTCCTGGCGCCGGCGTCGATCATCGGGCTGATCGTGTCGCTGATCGAGAGCGACGAGCGCATGGCGTGGGCCGTGCGGGCGCGGGAGTCGCGGACGTGAAGCGCGCCCGCCCCGAGGCCGAGATCCAGCGCGCCGTCGTCACGGCGCTGCGCTGGGCGCTGCCGGCCGAGGCCATCGTCCACCACAGCGCGCACGAGTTCGGCCGCGGCGGCGCGGAGGGCCGCCAGCGGCAGGCGATCCTGCAGGGCATGGGCGTGCACGCCGGCTTCGCGGACCTCGTGGTGCTGGCGGCCGGGCGCGTGGTGTTCCTCGAGGTGAAGGCGGCGCGGGGGCGGCTCTCGCCCCATCAGCGCGCGTTCGGCGAGGCGGTGCAGGCGCAGGGGCACGCCTGGGCGGTGGTCCGCTCGGTGCAGGAGGCGGTGGACGCGGTGGCGGCGGCGGGGGTGCCGGTGCGCGTCCGCCGCACGGCCTCCGGCGCGCCGGCCGGGGCGGGCGCGCGATGACCGGGCGGGACGAGACCGCGCCGGGCGCCGCCGGCATGACGCCTGCGGAGGCGGCGTGCCTGTCGCTGGCGGATCGGCTCTCGGACCTCTCGGCGCGGTTCGAGGCGATGGAACGAGCCTTCGTGGCGGAGCGCGGCGCCCGCGAGGCGCTGGAGCGGCGCATGGGCGCCATGGAGCGCGCGGTCCCGGCCGCGGTGGTGATGATGGAGGACGGGTGATGCCGGTGACGATCGAGGGCGGAGAGCTGCGGGCGGAGCACTGGTCGGAGGTGCGGCTGCGGGCGAGCTACCCGGGCGCCGAGGGCTGGTTCGACTGGTGGACCCGCTGGCCGAACTTCTCGCCCGAGGAGCTGGCGTGCCGCGGGACCGGCGCGCTGCGCCTCAGCCTCCACGCGGTGGACAGGCTGCAGGCGCTGCGCTCGGAGCTCGACGCGCCGATGATCGTGCTCTCGGCCTATCGGTCGGAGAGCCACAACCGGCACGTCGGTGGCGCGCCGCGCTCGCGGCACCTGCTCGGCTGCGCCTTCGACGTGTCGATGCTCAACCACGACCCGGCGGCGTTCGAGGCGGCGGCGCGGCGGCACGGCTTCGCCGGCTTCGGGTTCTACCCGGGCTCGGGCTTCATGCACCTCGACACCGGGCCGGCGCGGGAGTGGGGGCGGCGCTTCGCGCCGCGCGCCTCTCGCTTCGTCGGGGTCGGCGAGGAGACGGGCGAGGAGGTGGCGGCGCAGACGCGTCCTGCGGGGAAGGCGTCATGAGCGGGGTGCGGGTGATCGGGCTGACGGGCCCTGCCGGCGTGGGCAAGAGCACGGTGGCGCAGGCGGTGCCTCGGCTAGACGCCATCGGCCCCGTGTGGCTGATTTCGTTCGGCCTGCCGATGAAGGCGATGCTGGCGGGGTTCTATGCCACCGCGGGCCTCACGCCGGAGCAGATCGACCAGCGGCTGCACGGGCCCGCCAAGGAGCTTCGCGACCCGCTTTTGGGCGAGGGGACGCCTCGGCGGGCGCTGCAGACCCTGGGGACCGAATGGGGCCGCGATCTGATCTCTCCCGCGCTATGGGTCGGACACTGGCAGGCGCGGGCGCGGCTGGCGTTGGACGCCTCGGCTCTCGTGATCGCCGACGACCTGCGCTTTGAGAACGAGGCGCTTGCGGTTCGGGCGCTGGGCGGGATCGTGGTCGAGGTCGAGCGCGAGGGGGTGTCGCGCTCAGGCGCACATGTCAGCGAGTCAGGAGTGTCGCCCGACGCCGTGCTGCTCAACGACGGCGCGCCGGAGGCGGCGGCGTGCAGGCTCATGGAGATGGCGGGGGTGGGTCCGTGAGGCGGCTTCGCATCAGGCGCCGCCGTCCTCGCCGCATGATCGCGAAGGGCTTGGCGGAGAGCCTTGAGAGCGCGCGTGAGGTCGCGCGGCGCAAGTCCGTCTGGATGGTCGAGTACCTCCGCGGCCGGCGCCAGCGCGAGGGCTGGCGGGCGCGCCTCGCGCGCCGGCGGCACTTCCTGGAGCGGAGGGGCGGCGGATGAGCCATCGCGCGACCAACTGGGCGTTCGAACAGCGCGGCCTCCCGCCGGTGCAGAGCCTCGTGCTGATCCGCCTCGCGGACCACCACAACAACGAGCACGGCTGCTTTCCCTCCCAGGCGCTGCTCGCCGAGGAGGTCAACGTCTCCCCGTCGACCCTGAACGAGCACCTCCGGGCGCTCGAGGAGCGGCGGCTGATCCGGCGCGTGCGGCGACGGGACACCCGCACGCGCCGGCAGCTCGCCACCCGCTACATCTTGGCCTTCGAGGAGCGGCCGGAGGCAGATGGTGCGGACCCGACTCCGAAATCCGGAGTCGGCTCGGACGACGGTTTGCGTGATGCCGAAGGTGCTGCCGATCGCGCGCCCGAGGCACACGCGGAAGGCGAGCCCAGCGCCGCCGAGGACGGAGCCGACTCCGGCCAGCCGGACACGGGCCGACTCCGGCCAGCCGGACACGGGCCGACTCCGGATTCCGGGCCGAGCCGACTCCGGAATTCGGGCAAAGCCGACTCCGGCTGGCCGGAGTCTAAGAACCAGGAAGTTAACCTGGAACTGAACCCACAGGCGCGGGAGCGCGCGAGGGCGGGCGGGCCCGCGTGCGCGGCGGGTGGCTCAACCTCTGCGGGTGGAGCGCCTGAGGCGGGCGTCGGATTCTCCGAGGAGGATTGGCTGGACCTGCTCGACGCGCTGCGCATCGACCCCGAGGATCCGCCCGAGTACTGGGCCCGGCGTGCCGCCCGGGCCCATGTCCGGGGCTGGCTGGAGAGGCACGGGCTCACCTTCGCCGAGGTGCTCGAGGTCGCCCGGGCCTCGGTCCGTCAGCACGGCGGGGCGCCGGACGGGCCCAAGGGGCTGGACCGCGCGGTGCGCCGCGCCGCCAAGGCCCGCCCGCCGTCGCCGGAGGAGCAGGCGGCGAAGCGCCGGGTGACGCTGGAGCGGACGGCCGAGTGGATCCGCGGCGGCAGGCTGGTGCACCTGGTCTCGGAGCGAGAGGCCGCGGAGGTCATCGAGGCGGGCCTGATCTCCCGCGAGGAAGCGCGGCGCGCGGGGGTGGTTCGATGATCGACCTCGACTGCGAGCTGCTGCGCGCCGCCGCGGTGGAGGGCGGCTTCCGCCTGATCCTCGCGGATCCGCCGTGGCGGTTCGACGTGCGCTCGGACAAGGGCCGCGGGCGGAGCGCCGAGCGGCACTACGAGACGATGAGCCTCGAGCGGATCGCCGCGCTCCCGGTCGGGGAGCTGGCGGCGGAGGACTGCCTGCTGTGGCTGTGGGCCTGCAACCCCATGCTCCCCCACGCCCTCGACGTGATGGCCGCGTGGGGGGCGCGGTTCCTGACCTCGGGCGTGTGGTGCAAGCGCGCCCGCGGCGGGGGCGTGGCGCTCGGCACCGGCTACTGGCTGCGGTCGAGCTCGGAGCCGTTCCTGCTCGGCGCATGGGGGAAGCCCTCGCCCGGGTCGCGCTCGGTCTCGGGCGTGATCGAGGCGGCGCGGCGCGAGCACAGCCGCAAGCCGGAGGCGGCCTACCGGGCGGCAGAGGCGCTGGCGCCCGAGGGCCCGAGGCTGGAGCTGTTCGCCCGCGAGGCCCGGCCGGGGTGGGCGGCCTGGGGAGACGACGTGGCGCGCTGGGCGCCGGGGCTGGAGGGGGCGGCGTGAGCGTAGTGATGCTTCGCGACGCGCCGCTTCCGGCCGCGCGCGCCGTCGCCCGGGCGTTGGCTGTCGCCCGCATTCCCTTGGAGACGGAGGACGCCGCGCAGGCGGCGGCGCTTCGCGCGCTCGAGGCCGCGGGCATCGGCGCGCGGCGCGAAGTGCGCCTCGGCCCGAAGGACCGCGTGGACCTCCTGACGGACGCGGGCGTCGCGGTCGAGCTGAAGATCGCCGGCGGCGCGCGCGGCGTCTTTCGGCAGCTCGAGCGCTACGCGGCGCATCCAGAGGTGGTCGCGCTGGTGATCGCCAGCACGCGCGGCAGGCCGGGGAGCGTGACGACGGTGGGCGGCAAGCCGTTGGAGCACGTGAGCCTTGCGCGGGGGTGGCTGTGAGGCTGGGGCGGGTGGATTTCGCCGAGGGGCGCTGGGTGATCCGCGAGGCGGCGGGGCACGTCGCCGTGCGGCTGAAGCGCATGTTCCCGTACATCAAGGGCGGCGCGCGCCCGCCCTTCGTGTTCTCCGACTCCGCGGACGCCGCCGCTGATCTGGACTGGTTCATGCAGCGCTATCCGCTCGACCTCACGGCGGCGGCGCGCGCCCGGCTCGACGACGGGCTCGCGGCGTGGCGGGATCGGCGCGCGGCGGTCGAGGCGTTCCGCGCGTCCGGCTGGACGCCTCCGGCGCGCACCGGCTTTCGCGAGCCCGAGGCCCCCATGCCCTACCAGGCGCGAGCGGCGGAGATGGCGCGGCGGTTCGGCCGGCTTCTGCTGCTGGACGACGTCGGCCTTGGCAAGACGGTCTCGGCCTTGGCGGCGCTGGCGCCGGGCGAGGCGCTGCCCGCCGCGGTGGTCGTGCAGCCCCATCTCTCGGCGCAGTGGGTGCGCGCCTACATTCAGCGCTTCACCCATCTCCGGGCGGTGGAGATCACGGATCGGCGGGTGGAGCGGCGCAACGCGCTTCCCGAGGCGGACGTCTACGTGTTCCGCTACTCCAATCTCGGCGCCTGGTCGGACGCGGCGGAGAGCTTCGGCTTCCGGGCGGTGATTTTCGACGAGGTGCAGGAGCTGCGGCATGGCGACGGCACGGAGAAGGGCCGCGGGGCGCGCGTGTTCGCGGATGCGGTCCGCGCCGGCGGGGGTCTCGTGATGGGGCTGTCGGCGACCCCCATCTACAACTACGGCTCTGAGATCTTCGCGGTCGTCGATTTGATCGCCCCCGGCGCGCTTGGCACCTACTGGGAGTTCGTCGCCAACTGGTGCGCGCCGCACGGCAAGCATTGGATCGTCGCCGACCCGCAGGCGCTCGGCTCCTATCTCGAGGAGGAGGGCGTCAGCCTTCGTCGCCGTTCCGACAGCGCGGAGGTGGCGGCGACGCTGCCGGAGCTGCGCAAGGCGGTGGTGGAGGTCGAGTGGTCAGAGGAGGACGCCGCGTCGGACCGGGCGCTGCAGCGGCGCCTCGCGGAGCGGGTGGTCAGCGGCTCGTTCACGGATCGCGGGCAGGCGGCGCGCGAGCTGGACCTTCTGGTGCGTCGGGAGACCGGCGTCGCTAAGGCGGCGAGCGCGGCGGCCTACGCGCGGATGCTGGTCGAGGCGGGAGAGCCGGTACTGTTGGCGGGGTGGCATCGGGACGTCTACGCGCGGTGGGAACGCCTGCTGGGCGATCTCCGGCCTGCGTGGTTCACGGGATCGGAAAGCGCTGCGGCGAAGCGGGAGTCCGCGCGGCGGTTCGCGGCCGGGGAGACGGATCTGCTGATCATGTCGCTGCGGTCGGGCGCGGGTCTCGACGGCTTGCAGCACCGGGCGGCGCACGTCGTCTACGGCGAGCTGGACTGGTCGCCGCAGGTGCACGTTCAGTTCACCGGGCGGTTGCATCGACACGGCCAGACTAGGCCGGTCACCGCGCACTACCTGCACGTTGAGGGCGGGTCGGATCCGGTGCTGCTCGGCGTGCTCGGACTGAAGGCGTCGCAGTCGGACGGGATCCTCAATCCCTACGGCGACGGGCCGGCGGCGACGCCGGAGGGCGACACGCGAATGCGTCGGCTTGCCGAGGCCGTGCTGGCGCAGTCGGAGGCCGCGACGTGAGCGCGGCCAGCTCGGTCCGCTCCCGCTCGCGGCAGGCGCTGGACGTCCGCGCCCTGCTCGAGTGGGCGTTCGCCATCGAGCGGGCGGAGCTGGAGTTCCCCGCCCGCGGCGCGGTGGAGGAGCGGGCGACCGGCCACGGCATCGAGTGGATTCTGATGCAGCGGGCCGCGCTCGGCGTCGAGGTGGACGGCGGCGGGCGGTCCCTGCCCGCGCACGACGCGGACTTGGTGGCGGGCGTGGTGGCGTCGCTGCCGCACGACCTTGGCGGCGCGGGCATGGCGATCCGCGTGGCGCAGCACGCGCGGGCGTGCTCGGCGCCGGACTGGATGCCGTGGGCCGAGCCGAGAGTCGTGCCTCGGGAGTGGCGGCGGACGCGCCACGGCTGGCGCGCGCGGACGGAGTGCATCGGTCGGCGCACGGTCGAGCGGCGCGGCCGGCGGCTCGAGGTCGACGTGCTGTGGTGTCCGGTCCGGATCGCCCCGCATCCCGATCGGATCGCGGAGGCTCGGTGGGCGTGGCGCGCGTGGGTGGCGGCGCTGGCGTGGGTGCGGGACGAGCTCGTGCGGCGCGGCGAGCTGGAGCGGCACGCGGTGACGGCGGCTCTGCCGCCGGCGGCGCCGTGGGACGAGGCGTGGGCGCCGGCGGCGCCGGTTGGGGGTTGACGAAGCTCAATGTCTAGACATAGGTTCGAACCATCGGAGACGCGCGCCCGGAGGGAGACCCCCTCTCGGGCGCGTCTGCGTTTCCGCGGGTCCTTCCCGGCGGCAAACGTATACGTCCCTTTCCT